GCAGCTCTTCGTAACCTTATGGAAACATTCAGTAAACATTGTAGGTTCATATTGACTTGTAACTTTGTAGAGAGAATCATTGACCCTATACAATCAAGATGTCAATCATTTCAGATTATACCACCATCAAAAGGTGAGGTTGCAAAACACATTCATGATATTCTTTTAAGTGAAAATGTAACTCACGAAATGGATGACTTAAAAGTATTGATAGATAGTGGGTATCCTGATATTCGTAGAATACTAAACGCGTCACAGAGAAATGTGGTCAATGGTAAACTTAAACTAGACACCACGAGTATCATACAGAATGATTATAAGTTAAAACTATTGAAGATTTTAAAAACACAAAATAAAAAAACAGCATTTAAAGATATTAGACAGTTATTGTTGGACAATAAGATTACAGACTTTGCTGACTTATTTAGATTATTATATGATGAAGTTGATGATTGGGGTAAAGGTCATGTTGCTGAATGTATATTGATAATAGCTAGATATGAGTTGTCAGATGGACAAGTTGTTGATAAAGAAATCAATGCAATGGCAATGTTAATAGAATTATTAGGAGTGATAAAATGACTATAAAACCCATGAAACCGATAAAAAAACCACAGAAACAAATTAAAATGGAAGATACAGAATCTCTAATATGTGATGCTTGTGGTAACTATACATTTATAAAATCTTACTTTATAAGAAGAGTATCACCACTAATGTCACCATCAGGTCAAGAAGCAATGATACCAATCGAGGTGTTTGCTTGTGGTAATTGTGGTAAAGTTCCAGATAAAATGATGCCACCTAGTGAGTAAGGTTGTCAAGAAAAAAAGTTTGTTTGACCATATCAAACAAATTACAGATGTTCAGAGTCCTAATTATTGGGATGAAATATCAGAAGAAGATAAAAAGTCTTGGTCTAATTATATGGTCAATAGATTTCTATCCATGAAACCAGAGTGGATAGAAGTGGTAAATGAATTACAAAAATATAAGTTACAACCAAAAGAGTTGTATAAATTACACACAAATATTTTACCAAAAGGTAAACAATGGTTAAAATATATAAAGGGGAAAAATGAAATGGATTATCCAAAATGGTTAATTAATATAGTGGTAAACCACGAAGAAATTAGTAAAAAAGAAGCTATAGAATATATTGATATGTTAATGTTAACTGAGGGTGGTATGTTAGAATTGGGTGAGCTCAGTAGAAAATGGGGTGTTGAAGAAAAGAAGATAAAGAAAGCAGGACTTAATGTGGTGGGAAGTTCACCAGCAGGAAATTTATAAAAACACTTGACTTGTATACTATTTTATGTGTATATTTAGTTGTTAGATTGGGAGAATATATATGTCTGACATGAGTCTTTTAGATTTAAAAAGAGGAATTAATATGAATAATAAAGTAAGAATCATTAAAGATACAAAAAATACTTCATCAAAAAAACCTAAAGAAGATATTATTACAATGATGGAAAAGGAGTGGCCTGAAATGACCGCTGAGTTTCGTAGGTTACAAAGAGAACAGTATGAATTGTTTCTTCATAAACAACATGATTATGGGCCTGGTAATATATCAGTTGGTACTATGTTACAAACACCAGAGGAGATAAAATTATCACTTACAGGTCTTTGGTTTAGGATGAATGATAAAATACAAAGATTAAAAACCTTGTTAATGAATGATAGAGAATCAGCAGTAGATGAACCATTAGAGGATGCTTATCTTGATGTATCTAACTATGGTATTATGGCAACAATAGTAAAAAATGGTAAATGGGGAAAATGAAAAGAATAAGTTATAGTCAATACAATCAATGGGTAACTTGTCCACATAAATGGAAACTAAATTATATTGATAAATTAGGTGAATTTACAGACAGTATACACACATTGTTTGGTACATCCATGCATGAGGTATTACAAACATATCTTACAGTAATGTATAATGACACTATAAAGATGGCTGATGTTTTACCACTTGACAAAATGTTACTTCATAGGATGAAATATAATTACACCACTATAATGGAAAAAAATGGTGGAGTTGAGTTTTGTACTCAAGCTGATATGGAAGAGTTTTATCAACATGGATTATTGATACTAGAATGGTTTAAAAAGAAACGAGCTAATTATTTTAGTAAGAAAAATTATGAATTGGTTGGAATAGAAGTTCCAATTAATTACGAATTACCTAACGATATAAAATTTATTGGTTATATGGATGTAGTGATATACGATAACTTTAGAGATAGATATAAAATTATTGATATCAAAACATCTACTATGGGTTGGAATAAATATATGAAGGCTGATAAGAATAAAACAGACCAATTACTATTATACAAGTATTTCTATGGAGTTGAAAACAATATACCAATTGACAAGATAGATGTAGAATATTTTATTGTTAAAAGAAAGTTGTATACAAAAGTTGACTTCCCACAGCGAAGGGTTCAGACATTTAGTCCTGCTAGTGGTAAACCATCTGTTAACAAAGTGATGAATAATTTGAATCAGTTTTTAAACGAATCTTTTTCTGATGGTGAATATAATACAAAACATACTTATATAAAAAGACCTTCAACTAAGAATTGTAAATATTGTGAATTTAATCAAACTAAACATTGTGACGCGGGAGTAAAATAATGGCATCGACTATGTGTGTAAGAATGAAACTATCAGATTTTATAGATACTGATATCGAATCTGATGTTATGGAAATGATGGATAAAACTCATACAGATTTAAAGACTACTATATTTTTAAATTTGTGGTATGAAAATGATGAAGTTAGTGCTACTGACTTAAAAAACTTTTTAATTAGGTGGGAAGATAAATTACATTTTAGAACAAAGGTTACTCAGAATTCAAAAGTTCCACATGGTGAGTTTATATTTTATGATATAGTTCCAAAGGGTTGTGTAGATAATAAAAGATATAGGTTCAAATATGAATACATTAACAATTCTAAAATTTTAGATGGTTTAAAACAACTATATAATTGTTTGAAATTTATTACTTCAGATAAACCAAACAAAAGACAGAAAAGGAATGACTACGAAGATTAAAATTGGTATAGTAGGTAGTAGAGCCTACACTAATAAACAAAAAATAAAAGATTTGATATTTGAAATAAAACAAAAATATGGTGAAGAGGTAGAAATAGTTAGTGGTGGACAGAGATTAGGAGCTGATGGGTTAGCTAAAAAGTATGCTTTAGAATTTGATATGGATTATACAGAGTTTCCACCAGCACATTATAGTCATAATATGCATTGTAAGTTATCACCTAAACATTATAACAAACCATATTATGTAAGTAACTTTTTCAAACGAAATAAACAGATAGCAGAGTATTCTAATATCATAGTTGCATTTGTTCAAGATGGAGTGGAATCAAGAGGTACGATGGATACAGTTAGTCATGCTGAAAAACTAAAAAAAATGGTCAAAATAATTAATTAATATATATTTATATATGTATATATTAAGGAGAGTTTTATATGGATTACAAATTAACATCGGTAAAAATACTACAAGACTTGTATAAGAAATTTAAATTAAATGCGGTGTCTGATGAATTCACATTACAAAAATTAGTAAATCGTTCAATGGATTTGTATCTGTTGGATAAAGACTTTAAATCACAAATACATGAATATACAAATTTAACAGTTAGTGGGAGTAGGTTATGAGAAAAGATATATTAGAAGCTAGTAAACTTCACTTCAAATCACATATTGAAAAACATCGTATCAATGTAGAAAACCTTTTAGAAAAAGGTGTGGGTGTTGCTGAACATCCTGATATTATGGATACTATAGAAAAAGAGTTAGGTATTATTTCAGAATATGATGATAAGTTATCTGTTCTAAAAAAGTATTTTCCATTAAAAAATGGTAAAGGTAAAGAGGTTTTAAATGGCTAAAAAGAAAATTTTATTATTATCAGATGATTTAAGAATGTCATCTGGTGTCGGTACAATGTCGAAAGAATTTGTAATGGGAACATTAAAACATTATGATTGGGCACAACTTGGTGGTGCAATAAAACATCCTGAAAATGGTAAGGTTGTTAACATGGATGCTATTTGTAAAGAAACAACAGGTATAAAAGATGCTAGCTTGACAATATATCCCATAGATGGATATGGTAATCAAGAAATAGTGAGACAAATTATGTCGAGGGAGAATCCTGATGCTATTCTTCATTACACCGACCCAAGATTTTGGGGATGGTTATATGAAATGGAACATGAGATAAGACAAAATATTCCTATTTTCTATTATAACATTTGGGATGATTGGCCAGCACCACACTACAATGAGTTCTTCTACGAGTGTTCTGATTTAATAATGAACATATCAAAACAAACTGTAGCTATTGTAAAGGAAGTTGCAAAACAAAAACCTCGTACAGATTGGGATTGTACTTATTTACCACATGGAGTAAGTGATAATTTTTTTAAACCAATAACACCATTTGATAATGACCAAAAATTAATGAAAGAAATGAGGAGACAACTTGAAGTAGGTGATAAAGTTGACTTCATAGTTTTTTATAATAACAGAAATATTCGCCGTAAAAATCCTGGTGATGTTGTGTTAGCATTCAAAACATTTTGTGATATGTTATCAAAAGAGGAAGCCGATAGATGTGCATTGATAATGCATACTCAACCACTAGACCAAAATGGTACTGATTTACCAATTGTTGCTAATGTATTAGCTCCAAATTATAGAGTATATTTTAGTGATAAAAAACTAGAACCTAATCAGTTAAATTGTTTATACAATATTGCAGATGTTACACTTAATATGGCTTCTAACGAGGGATTCGGATTAGGCACTTGTGAATCATTAATGGCTGGAAC